TTTATAAGATAAGTGCAATAATGAAAATTGTATTTGCAGATAGGTTTGAATTAAATATTTTTGATAAGAACGGTTGGAATCTTACTCAAATTACATTTAATAAAAAAGAAATTTTAACCTACGGAGGAGGTGAGCAATGAGCAACAATAAACAACAAACGGCAGTGGAGTGGTTAATAGAACAATTGATTGAACACCGAATTATTATTGTTGATAAAACAACATACCAAGTCAAATACAAACACGAAATACTTTTGGAACAAGCCAAAGAAATGGAAATTGCGGGAAAGGAAATGAGTTATGCCGATGGTTATGCGGAAGGTTATAAACGGGCGTTGGAATTGGTAGAGTGGGAAATTGGAGAAATGAAGACAAAGAATAATGAAAGCAATCCTTGAATTTAACCTTGACGAAGAACGCCATCAGTTTGAAGATGCAGTTGACGGATGGAAGTGGAAGTGCATCGTATCGGAATTGGACAACGAATTAAGAACACGGACAAAGTACGCATCTGATGATACACCTGATGAAGTTGTGGATGCACTCATCAAAATGCGTGACTTCTTGCGTGAATCACTAAACGAGGAGGGGTTGATATTATGAACGCATTTGGTGGAACTTGGGATGATGAAAAATGCTTTAATCACGAAAACGATTTAGGCATCAACTTGGACAATGAATCTTATGTTAACCTATTCAAACAAACGGCAGAAGAGATTGTCAAGATAACTGGAGCGAAAACCTTTCTGGACTGCGGTGGAGGAATGGGAGCATACACAAAAGCAATGCTTGAACAAGGTCTTGACTGTACTTATGTGGATTTGAACCAACACCACTTTGAGTATGTAGGTAAACGATTAAAGCCGATACACGATGCTCAAACGCTTCAAATGTATCACAACGACTTCACTGCGTGTAAATATAAGAAGTTCGATGTAGTAGCGTCTATTGAAGTTATGGAGCATATACCCGACGCAATGCTCATACCATTCTTAAAGAATATCAAGTGCGACTACTTTCACTTTTCGTCTACACCTCACACGACAGACTATGACGAAGAATGGGGACACATTAACATCAAGCAAGAATCGGAGTGGGTTGAACTATTTGAGAAGTGCGGATTCATCTTTTGGCAACGATTGTCACACCCAACATCCTGGTCATTGCTATTTACCAAATGAAGAAACACACCTTGACATACTTGAACCATTTCGGATATGACATTAGTGACTTCATCCCTTGTGAGGTGTGTGGCAAAACTGCCGTTGACATCCATCACATTGAAGCGAGGGGAATCGGAGGAAGCAAAGAAGCCGATGCGATTGAAAACCTGATGGCGATATGTCGTGAGGATCACTTGAAATACGGAGATAAGAAACAATACAAAGAGTGGTTGAAATCCATTCACGAACAAAGATTGTCGATGGTAAAATAAATTCGTAATTAATTCGTAAAATGGCAACGCAAGTACCAGCAAGAAACGGAGGAACTTTGACACGACCTGACAAAGGAGAAGTGTTGAATCCAAACGGCAGACCAAAGAAGCTTATCACATTGATGAAAGAAATCGGATACACAAAATCTCAGGTAGAGGAAACGATGTTGTCAATGTTGTCGCTTGGTAGAAAGGAACTGGAGAAGATAGACCGAGGGGATGAGTACACAATTATGGAACGCACGATTGCAGGTGCATTGCTGAAGGGTCATGACAAAAACTCTTTGTTTAACTTAGAGATGTTACTCACACGATCACAAGGAAAACCGAAAGAAACCATTGACCAAACAATCCAATCTAAAAACTTTACTATAACTTTGAATCTCGATGAAAAAAACTTGGAGAGGTGAGGATATATTCCCACCCTATGACGGAGAGCTTAAACTCGTTGCAACCTTTGATGGAGAAATCAAACTTGCACGGTTTATTGACGATATGTGGATTGATGAAAACACAATGGCTTGGATTAATGTGATGTACTGGATGCCCATCCCAATTCTACCCAACGAATGAAACTCCTGATATTAACTGACGGAATCAATGGTGTAGTTTACCACCGACTATTCACGCCACACCTACGGATGCAACTTGACGGACAAGCAGATGTCAGCGTTTGCCAATCACCAGAGGAATGGCTCACACTTGACTATCGTGGATTTGATGTCATCATCTTCTCACGATGGCTTGGTGCAAAGCATTATGATGTGTTGAAGAAGATTGCTGATTCAGGCACTCCCTATGTTGTGGACATTGATGACTATTGGGTGCTTCCAAAATACAATCCAGCATATTGGGCATATCGCAAAGGAATCAAACAAGGCGTGAAGGATGCCATCAATTATGCTGATGCGGTAATCACCACAACTCCAGCACTTGCCAAAGAGATTCGATTAATCAATGAGAATGTCGTCATCGCATCCAACTGCCTTGACTACACACACAAGCAATGGGAAGCCGAACCAATGGAACGCACTGACAAAGTCAAGGTCGGTTGGGTTGGTGGTGTAACTCACGAGGAGGACTTGAAGTTGATTGCCGACCAAATCAAAGGACTTGATATTGAGTTCTACATCTGCGGTTATACACCCGGAGAGATTTGGAATCGCATCGCCAAGAGTATGCCCAATGCCAAGATCGTGGAAGGCACAACCGTGTTTGAATACGGTGAGGTGTATCGTCACTTTGACTTTGTGGTTGCACCGTTGCAAGATACCAAGTTCAACCAATGCAAATCTGAGCTGAAGATAGTTGAGGCGAGTGCTTACAAAAAGCCAATCATTTGTTCTGCGGTGTATCCTTACTTGTACCATCAGGCGAATGACGGGGTGTTATTGGTAACTCAAAACGATTGGAGAACTGCGATTCAAAAGATGATTGATGTTGGTCATTCGGTTCGTCAGTCAATGGGATTGAGCAACTACGAGTATTGCAAAAAGCATCACAACCTTGAACTCCACAACTTGACAAGATTGCAGTTATACAAATCGTTGTGCAAATAAACTACACACGACCATATCTCACCAATTATCAAAAGGACATCCTTGACTGCGATGCCCGTTTCACTATTACGGCTGCCAGTACCAAGACAGGCAAGACCGCATCACACATCATTTGGCTCTTTGAACAAGCACTCCAATGCAAAGATGGTCAGTCGGTATGGTGGGTGGCTCCAGTATACCAACAAGCGGAGATTGCATTCCGAAGGATGAAGAACCAAGTCACGGACAAAAACTTCTTTTTGAGCAACGAAACAAAATTATTGTTGACCTTGCCAACGGGTGCAAGGATTGAATTTAAGTCAGGTGAGAAGCCGGACAACTTGTATGGAGATGATGTGTATGCTGCCGTGATTGATGAGGCATCAAGGATGCGTGAGGAATCGTGGTATGCACTCCGTTCAACTTTGACTGCTACACAAGGCAAATGCAAACTGATTGGGAATGTCAAAGGCAAAAAAAATTGGTTCTACAAATTAGGGGAACGAGCAAGACAAGGAGAAGCTGAATACAAGTATTTCAAAATTACGGCATACGATGCAGCAAGGGAAGGCATCATCTCGGAAAAAGAGATTGAACAAGCAAAGCGAGATCTACCTGATTATGTATTCCGTGAACTCTACCTTGCCGAACCAGCAGATGACAATTCAAATCCGTTCGGCTTGGATGCAATCCGCAAATGTTACCGACCAATTTCATCAATGCCGGTTGTTGCGTGGGGTGTGGATTTGGCAAAGTATGCGGATTACACAGTTATCATCGGATTGGATGCAAACAACTGCGTGAGTTTCTGCGAGAGATTTCAAATGGATTGGTCGCAAACTATGGCAAAAATTACGACATTGATTGGTAACACACCATCGTTCATTGATAGTACTGGAGTAGGTGATCCTATTGTTGAACAACTTCAACGGATTTGTCAAAGAGTGAAGGGATTCAAGTTCACAAGCCAAAGCAAACAACAGTTGATTGAAGGACTTGTGATGTCGGTGCAACAAACCGATGTGTTCTTTCCTGAAGAACCGATTGGAAGTGAGATGGAGAACTTTGAATTTGAGTACACAAGAACGGGTGTGCGATATACTGCACCGGCTGGACTACACGATGACTGTGTGATGGCTCTCGCACTTGCCGTTGATTGCAAAGCTCACAATAGACCAGGAACATTTTATTTTGCATAGTGCAAAAAATGCACATTGCTGAAACCAAATTGAAACGCTATGAATTGGAAAAACATAACCATCCACCAACTACAAGAAATTCACTCTTGTCGTGATATGTCTGACCTTGAGAGGCAGATGAACATCCTTGCCATTGCTTTGAATCTTTCAATGGATGAGGTCGAGTCAATGACATTGGACAAACTCACAACCGAGTTTGAGAAGTTGTCGTTCTTGAATGACCTACCAAAAGCACCGATTGAATTTAGGTTCAAACTTCGTGGTCGTTATTTCAAGTTAGCCAAAACGCCCAACGAGATGTGTGGTCACCACTTCATCGAACTCCAGCAGGTATTCAACGGAGATGTGATTGAATCGCTCAACAAGATTATTGCGTTGCTATCGGTGGAGGTTGATTTCTTTGGAAGGAACAAGAAGGTCATTGATGCTCAGGCACACTATGAGGACAAATGTGCGTTGATGATGCACTTGCCCGTTCCACTTCCGTACACCTACGCTCTTTTTTTTTTGGAAGTTTATCCCGAATTATTGAAAAGTATCCTTTGCTCTTTGAAGGAGGAGATGAAGGAGATGACCGAGCAGTTGACCAATCCCCAATAATTTGGCTGGAGATAGTTGACAAGATTGTCAAAGGTGATCGCACCAAGTGGGACTTCATTCTTGATATGCCATTGATTGAATTCCTTAATGCGATGGCGTTCTACAAAGCTAAGACCAAAGAACGGCAGAAACGATTGGAAGATGCAGCAGGAAAAGGATTCAATCCGTATATCGTGGCTTGTTTGAATGAGATGTTGTGATACCCTAAATTATCCCAATCGGTAACAAATTTGTGGCAGTATTTGTTACAAATTGCCAATTTATAGGATTAGTGGCAAAAGCTTTCGGGTACTATAACACACATTGTTGTGCAATTATTGTGCAATTGATTAACTATTATATTGGTCAATGTGGTGCAAAATGGGTGCAATTAACCATTATAAGGTGCAAAGATGAGCTTTATTTCAAAAATGGGTGCATTTGGAACGCAACCACCTATCCGCTATTTTTTATTGTGGCTCTATCAATCACCCAACAACCCGATTCGTATCATCCTGGATTCAATGACACAAACTTTGTGATCACGGAATCTTCAGGTGGTATCTACACGAAAGACAATTTCAAGTTCATTGCGAATGTCAAAGTTGCAGCGACATCCGTTGCCAAATTAAAAGCACCCATATACTACGGAAGTACAAACAAGGGGGTGTTCAACATTGGTCGCATACTTGAGAGTTATGTGAGCAACGATTGGAACTTTGCAGATACATCACCAAGCGGATGCACATCATCCTTCAGCGACTATTCGGTTGAGTTTGGGTATGAGTATTCACCATCAGCAACGGGAACAATAACGGAGTATTTGAACCTAACTTCCGCAACGGGAACAATTTGGAATGCTGCCTTGAATCCGTTTGATTTGGTCACTTACGCACAAGCTCAATATCTTGCCACATCATCATCAGCAAAGTTCTTGACAAATGTCAGAACGAGATACATCCATCGCACTCAGAAGGATTGGCTCTATGCTTTGAAAGGTGATGCCACAAGCGTTGTTATAACCTACTCCGATGCATCTATACAAACATTCACATTGCCTTCGTCTAAGGTCGTAAGAATACCTGTGGGAAGCCAATTGACAATACCCGGTGGTGCAACCTTCTTTGATGTCGTATTAAAACTCGGTGGAACTGCAAAGTCAGAAACCTATCGCATCAATATCAAAGACGAGTGCAGTAAATACGAAACAACGGATATTTTCTTTATGAACCGACTTGGTGGATTTGATTCCTTCCGTTTCAATATGGTTAGACGAGATACATTTGATGTTGCACGAAAGCAATTCCAATCCAATCCCTACACACTCGGTGCGACATATGGTTATACAACAAGTGTTCGCACTCGTTCAAACTATCACACAATGGCAAGTCAGAAAATCAAGTTAAATTCAAACTGGATTGATGACACCGAATCCGTTTGGTTGCGTGATCTAATTGAATCACCAGTTGTTTATATGTATGACGGTACTTTGTATGCGGTCAACATTGACAATGCAACCTACGAACAAAAGAAGGGTGTGCAAGACAAGATGTTCAACCTTGAACTTGACATCACCTTGTCATTCGCTGACAAATCACAACGCTTATGATCAGGTTATTAGTCAATAACTCACCAGTTGACCTAACGGACAACTTTGATATCTTAATTTCAAAGTCAATCGCTGACATCAAGTCACCAGAAACAAGGTCAAGTGAGTGGACAAAGACGGTTGTCATTCCTGGTACTCGTGCCAACAACAAACTATTTGGTCACATCTTTGAGGTTGAACAAACCATTCAAGGAACTACGCAGTTTGCACCCGACTTCAATCCGAACAAGAAAGCGGATGTCGTGGTATTGCTTGATGAGATTGAGCAGCTACGTGGATTTATCCGATTGATTCAAATCAATGTGCTGGATTCAACGGACATCCAATATGAGTGTTCACTACACGGACAAACGGCTGATCTATTCACGACCATTGCAGACCGCAAATTGAACGACCTAAACTTCAGCGAGTACAATCATACATTGTCAAGTGGTTCGGTGATTGATTCTTGGGATACAACCATCTACAAAAACGGAAGCCCACAAGCATTTGCATATGGAAGTGGATATATGTATGCAATGATAGACAAGGGATATTCAAATGTGCAAAACATTACGCAGTTTGAAGTCGACGCAATGACACCTTGTTTGTATGCAAAAACTATCGTTGACAAAATTTTTGATAACGCTGGATACACATATACATCGGATTCATTTTTTAATAATGACCGATTCAAAAGATTAGTCATTCCACCACCAAACGGATTGACCGTGAGTGCTGGAGTGATTGAAGCAAGGAAATTTCAAGCCACAAAAACTGTGAGTCAGTCAATGCAGTTGAACGAAACAATCATCTTTGAGAACGATTCAACTTCAGGGAACTTTGACAATGGTGGCAATTACAATGTTGCTGGAATTTATACAGTTCCTGCAATGGGTGATTACGCATTTGAGTTGACAATGCTTTCAACTTGTACATTGGCAACCTATGTTCCACCAGCACCCATCACGGACGTTGATGTATCAATCGGAATCTTTGTCAACGGCACAATCATCAAATCTGCGGTGATCACTCAATACTTCAGTGCAATGACACACAATTTGTTGTTTGGCTTAAAAGCACAAAGCGGTGATACAGTTGAATTCAGATTGGTACAAGTGAGGGATTCCGTCTATGGAAAAACTTTGTCCAATGCACAATTCAATTTTAATATATTGGCAAATTCAGTTTTGCTCAATGATTGTCAAGCATCAACATACGGTTACAACACAACGGTTGATTTCTCGCAATTCTTAAACTCGGAAGTCAAGCAAAGCGAGATGCTAATGTCATTTGTCAAGATGTTCAACTTGTACATTGAACCAAGCCAAGACCAATCAAAGGTTCTGCGATGCGTTCCCCGTGATGATTTCTACAACGGAGTGAATGTAGATTGGACAAAGAAACTTGATTACTCGCAACCCGTTGAGATTGTTCCAATGGGTGATCTTGATGCAAATCCTTATGTGTTCACATACAAAGAAGGTGCAGATACATCAAACAAACAATACCAGGAACTCTATCAATCAACATATGGATCACGAACCTACAAAGTTGACAATGACTTTGTAAAAACCGAAAAGAAGATTGACATTGTTTTCTCACCAACTCAAATCAAGAATTATCCGAACAACCAAAAAAACTTTGTCTTGAGTTATGTCGAAGCAGAAAAAGATGGTGACTTAAGAATCCTTTATTATGGCGGTTTGCAATCCGATGTATCTTGGAGATTGTATCCAATTTCCTATATGCTGCCATTCTACTCGAATCGCACAAAGTTACCGATGACGATTCACTATGATTCAGTTACTGCCCCAACCTTTGACATACTATTTGGTATGCCGAAAGAACTTGGTCTTGGTGCTGGTTATCAGTATGGGAATTCAAACCTTGTCACAAATTTCTACTACCGATTCATCACGGAGATCACCAACAAGAACTCCAAGATTGTACGAGCTTACTTCAGAATCACCCCTTCCGATTGGTATAACTTGCGATTTAACAACTTGTACTTTTTTGAAGGTCAGTATTGGAGATTGAATAAGGTCAGTGATTACAATCCGGTTGAAGAAGGTGTTTATGAGTGCGAATTCCTTTTGGCTCAGTTCATCCCACCTGCAACACAAACCATCAAAGTGATTGGTTCGGGAACTGCTGGAGGGAATCAAGGCGAAACATACGGAGATATTTATCCAAGCGGAAACAATCCAATTAAACCGGGTATCAAAGGCGTAAGCATTGGCACAAGTCAAGGGAGTGGGATGGGTGTTTTTGTGGGAACGGAAGTTGTCAATTCAGCAATCAATGTCAACAACTCAGGACTTGGATTGACGGGTGTATCATTTCCAATAGGAACTGATGGAAGTGTGGCTCTTGTCTGCAATGACTTTGAAGTCACCAAATCCGATACACTCTACATCGGAAACTTTGAGATGTATCCCAACTATTTGAGTGGTGGTGCAGTTACAACCGTATCAGCAAACTACTCGGCAACGAAAGACGATTGGTTGATCATAGCATCAACAACTGCCGGGAATTTTACAATCACTCTACCCGATCCAACTGGACTAAGTGGTAAAACTTGGATTATCAAAAAGCCATTAGCCGGACATCAAGTGACCATTGACACGGCAACTGCTGCACAAATAGACGGCAGCGACACGCACACACAAACATCAGCACATTCATACGATGTCATCACTACTGATGGCGTTCAATTTTATAAGATAGCAGAAGGACACTAATGGCACTAAACGCAACGATTGACTTAACCGTCAAAAAACCTGACTTCAAAGGACTGAAGGCAGAGATTCAAGAATTATCAATAGCAGCCGAACAAGCAGTTATTACATTTGGTGCATTTTCACCCGAAGCTCTTAATGCTCAAAAAGCATTGGCAGAGGCGAAGTCAACAATGCAAGATTTTAATGATAGAGTTAATGCAATCAATCCAAATAAATTTGCACAAATTGGCACAGTAATATCAAGCGTTGCTCGTGGATTTCAAGCAGCACAAGGCGCAATGGCATTGTTTGGAAACGAATCAAAGGACTTAGAAAGGACAATGGTCAAACTGCAAGGTGCGATGGCACTTGCCGATGGTCTTGAAGGACTTGGAAAGATTCAACAACAATTCAAAGCAATTTTTACTGATGTAATTGCCGGAGCAAAGAAGGCATTTGCAGCAATCAAAGCAGGTATCGGTTCAACTGGAATTGGCTTAATTGTGATTGCACTTGGCTCAATTGTGGCGTATTGGGATGAAATAAGATTTGCAATTATGGGCGTTTCTGAAGAAACTAAAAAAGCAAAACTTGAACAAGATAAATACAATCAAAGCATCAAGGAGTTGAATCGTGAAAGAGAGTTGTTGTTGTATGGAGAATTGGCAGCAAAGAAATCTGAATTGCTGGAGATTGAAACTGAGACAAATAAACTCTACGAAAGACAAGGAAAAATTCAAGAACGATTGAAGGTCATTTCTCAAAGTCGGCTTTTGACAAATACCGAACACGGAAAAGTTGAGGAAGCACGATTGAATGCAGAATTCAATGCTGCTCAATTGAGAATTGAAAAATTAACAAATCTTGAAATTGCAGCAACAAATGCAATTACAAAAATTGAAAAAGATGATGAAGCGAGGAAAGAAGCTGAAAGGAAAAATCGTTTAGATAAGAAGCAATCACAAGCAGACAAAGATGCACAAAAGGAAAAAGACCGTCTTGAAAACTTAGCAAGATTACAACAAGAATTAATTGAAGCAGATAGATTAAGAAGGTTGTCATTGGCAAAAACCGAAGAAGAAGAACGCAAAATAAAGTTTGACAATGAGCGACTTGCACTTCGTGACAAATATCAAAATGACTTAAAAGATTTTGAGGGCAATCAAGAGGCGTTGAAATTAATTAGGCAAAGATATCAAAGTGATATTGCAACGGCTCAAACAAACTTTAATAAACAAGAAGAGCAAAAAGCAAAAGACCAAGCCGCAAAAGACAAGCAACTTCAAAATGAAGCACTTAAAAATCTTGTAACCAGTACCGATCAGTTTAATGCAAAATACAAAAAGAATCACGAAGATCGACTTCTTGCCGATGCTGCTGAAAAACAATCTAAAGAAGATTTATACAAAGCGTCAATTGATTTGGCAAATGCCGTCATTGGACTTGCTGGTGAACAAACAAAAACCGGGAAGATTCTTGCAATAAGTGTAATTGCAGCAGATACGGCAATGGCACTTTCAGGAGCATTGAAAGTCAGTCAATCACCATCACCGGACAATGTCGCAACGGGTGGTCTTGCTGGTGCAGCAAAGTACATTGGATTAGCAGCAATGATTTTGACGAATGCAAAGAGAGCAAGGGATATCCTCAAAGGTGGTCAGCCATCAGCACCTGCACCGGCACAAATGAATGGCGGTGGAATGCCACAAATGTCAGCACCAAATATCAGCTCATCACTTCCAACCGTAAGCGGATTTGATACCAAAGTATTTGTGACTGAAGGTGATATTCGCAGAACAAGTAATCGTGTGGATTCCACGAAAAAGGTATCCGTTGTCAAATAACGCTATTTAAGAAAGATGAAGTTACCAGTTTACAAATTAGACATCAACGAGTGGGATGAAGAAACAGGTCTTGACTTTGTTTCTCTTGTTGAATCTCCAGCCATACAAAAAGACTTTCTTGCATTTGTTGAAGTTGGTCAGAATGAAAATAAAGACGAATTCATAACTCGTTGCATTAAATATGTAATTGACGAAGGCAAATCATCAGAACAAGCCGTTGCCATCTGCAACTCAATGTGGACTGAACACTTTGCTGAACCTTGCCCAATTGCAACACAAGACATCAAGACAAACCTTGCCAATAGACAAAAGGCAATTGACATTGCGCATTATGGGCCGCTAAATCCAAATCTTCCCAATGATCAATATTGGAAAGCAAAAGCAAAGATGTTTGGCGATTCAGTTGATGATGCCAAAACTGCTCGTTGTAAAAACTGCTCATTCTTTAATACTTCACAAGCAATCAAAGATTGCATTGCGCAAGGAATTGGAAGCGAAGGTGGTAATCCTTTTGATGTCATCAATGCGGGCGACTTAGGATATTGCGAAGCGTTTGACTTTAAGTGTGCATCTGCAAGAACTTGTGATGCGTGGGTTGCCCTTGCTCAAAACTTTTCAAAGGTGAGCTTTGATTGGGATGGTGTTGGCTCAACTGCTGATGGCAAAAAGATGATTCAGGATGCGATTGACAATGGTGACGAAGTATATGTCATTTCTGCTCGTGATTCAAAAGAAAACATTGATATCAATCTTCCAAGCGACCACATCTTTGCAACTGGAAGCAATACGGCAAAAGTTGAAAAGGTCAAAGCACTTGGAATCTCTAAACACTACGACAACAATCCTGATGTTGTGAAAGCATTGGGTAGCATTGGTCAGAAATTCAAGATGCAATTTGCAAGTTACACGGATTATCCGGAAAGTGCGAAAGCAAATGCCGAAAGAGGTATCCGCTTGAATGAAGCCAATGGCAACAAGTGTGCAACTCAAGTAGGCAAAGTGAGAGGTCAACAATTGGCACAAGGTGAACCAATCAGCGATGAAACGGTTCAAAGAATTTATTCATACCTATCAAGAGCGAAGGCATACTATGATGCAAACGATGAGAATGCTTGTGGGACTATATCTTATTTGTTGTGGGGTGGTGAAGAGATGTTGAGTTGGACGGAACGCAAATTGTCAGCGAGTAAATTCGCCATCCAAGACGAGGAAAAACGAATCGTTACTGGAGCAGCAATGATTGCTGATCTACCAATCTACCGAAGGGACGATGTTCGTGGTGAATACTATGTCGTGTTCGACAAGGAAAGCATCTTCAAGATTGCAAAGAAGTGGGCAAGAGGCAACAAGTACGATGCGGTGAACACTCACCACAAAACACCAATCGCAGATGGCGTGAGCTTGTTTGAATCATACATCATTGATCGTGAACGGGGCGTGATGCCACCGAAGGGATTTGAAGAAGTTGCCGATGGTTCTTGGTTTGTTTCATACCTAATTGACAACGATGAAGTGTGGGCAAAAGTCAAGTCAGGCGAATTCAAAGGATTCTCGGTTGAGGGTGTTTTTGACTTTCCCGTTGATGCTGATGAACAACTCCTTGAGCAAATGAAATCAATCCTTTCCCAATGGAATGGCAAGTAAAATTGCAACACTCACAACTAAAAACTAATTAATATACAAATGAACGCAAAAGAAACATTGAAAGAAATCCGCACAATGCTCGGATTCTCTGACGAACCAGTTGCCGTTGAATTAGCGACTGCTACTTTGACCGATGGCACAATCATTGAGTGGGAAGGCGAATTGATGGTAGGTACTGCCGTATTCGTTCAAACTGCCGAAGGAAACATTCCTGCACCTGATGCAACTCACGAAGTTGAAGGTGGAACATTGGTGACTACCGTTGGCGGTCTTGTGACTGAAATCGTAGAACCAGCAGAAACCGAAAACATTGCAAATCCAGTTGCTGCCGAAGAGTTTGCAACTATGTCTGCATTCAACGAGGTTGTTGCAAAGATGGAAACTGCCATTGCTGAATTGACTGCGAAGGTTGCAACATTGACTGCATCGAACAACACACACAAAGAAGCAATGAGCAAAGCAATCGACTTGATCGAGAAAGTTGCTGACTTGCCTTCAGAAACACCCACAAAAACTCCCGTTTCAAGCAAGAAAAACGACAAGTTTGAAGCACTCGCAAAATTCAAAAACTCACTAAACAAATAAAAAAATGTCATTTACCGTATCTTCCTTAGCCGCCTACACCAACGAACAGTCAACTGATCTGTTGGTAAAAGCATTGTTCAGCAACAAAACTGCTGCAACTTTGTACGCTTCAAATCAAGTGCAAGTAGGAGTAAAATCCGCTGCATCTTTGAACATCCTTGCTTCAACCGTTTACTTCCAAGCCGATGGTTGTGGTTACAATCCAAGTGGTGTGACTACATTCACTCAGCGTAACATCACCGTTGGTGCTGTGAAAGTTGAAGAAACTTTGTGTCCTAAAACTTTGGAAGCAAAGTGGATGCAAACACAAATTATGCCCGGTTCACCAACAATGATTCCTTTTGAGGAGCAGATTGGTAGTGAGAAGGCAGCCGTTATTGCACAAACTTTGGAAACTGCAATGTGGCAAGGTGACACCGCAAGTGGTAACCCTAACTTGAGTCGTTTTGACGGATTCAGCAAGATCATCGCTGCCGCATCTCCAACATTGGGTAATGCAACTCCAACAACTTTCACATCAATCACCAATGCAAACATTGATGACATCTTGGATCAAATCTATGCAAACGTACCAAGTGCAGTTGCAATGAAAACTGATTTAGTTTGTTTCTTGGGTGTTGATGCTTTCAAATTGATGTTGGTAAACTTGAAGAATGCCAACTTGTTCCATTATGTTGCTGATGCTCCACAAACTATGGAGTTGGTTTATCCTGGTACAAATATGAAATTGATTGCCGTTGGCGGATTGAACGGAACAAACAAATTGTTTGCCGGTTCATTGAGCAATTTCCACTTGGGTACTGATTTGGCTCACGAAGAAGAAGATGTGAAAATGTGGTATTCTCAAGATGCTGACGAAGTTCGTGTTCGTTTCACTTTCAAGTATGGTGTGCAAGTTGCATTCCCTGCTGAAATTGTTTATTTCACCCTTTAATCTGAGATAGGATGCCTTGTTTATTAACATCAGGATTTACCCTTGATTGCAAAGAAGCAATCGGGGGTATCAAAAGCATCCACCTAATCAGTTGGACTGCATCAAAGTTTACCGTTGTTAGTGGTGTAGTTACTGCGACAACTGTTGTAAGCGGTGATGTGTACACTTACGAGCTACCGAAAGCAACTGGATCATTGACAAACACTACGAATGTGAGTGTAGAAAATGGAACAACTTTCAACCAAGCAGACATTGCGTTCAAACTTCGCAGATTGTCAACCACCAAACGCAACGAGATGAAACTCCTTGCACAAGGTCGTTGCTATGCAATCGTGAAAACGAACAACGATGAGTATTGGTTAGCCGGTAAGGACTTGGGTTGTGATGTGACTGCAATGGTCAGCAACACGGGTACTGCAATGGGTGATTCTACTGGATACGAAGTAACTCTATCTGCAATCGAAGCCGAAGCACCGTTCATCTTACAAGCATCGGTTGTAACTACATTAGGAATTTAAGTACGCTTGATTCATAGAGAGAAGGGGTGGGCATTTGCTCACCCTTTTTTGTTACATAAAACTCAAGTCGCTATTTTGTATAGATGTTGGTAATTAATAAACTGCAAACCAAATTTTGGTACTTGACTTTGACGGAGAAAGCAAGTGCAGCATCGTATGTATTCACCTTCACTCACCGACAAACTGAAACGGTCTTAACAAGAACCTTGACCGATGTCAGCACACAAACTGAGAGATACAACAAATTCCAATTCATCGAAGGAACAACGGGAACACTCTTGGAAGGCGAACACGAATATAGTGTAAGCACCAGCGGTGGAACACTTTGTGAAATTGGAATCTTAAAAGTAGAAACAACATCAAGCGTGACACAATACACACCAAACTTAACTGAAAAAATACACACAATATGAGTAGTTCAAATGAATTTATGGCGGGTTTTACTGGATGTAAAGTCGTATCAAACACAAGTGCAAACACGGGTGCATTTCGTGGATTTATCGTCAATGCTGATGCCGTAGTAAGTGCAATACTTGACAAGTCAGGTTCATCACTTCTATCGTCTTTGGGATTGAGTGGCGTGACATTAAAGCAAGGAATCTATATTGCAGTAAGCGAAGACAATTATATCTCTTCAATTACTCTGACTTCGGGTTCAGTTGTAATGTACAACATATGATTCAAGTAGGCGTTAGAGTTCGTTCATTTTCTGCGAGTGGTGGCGGAGGCGGATTTGATGCCGATGCACAAGCATTCTTTGATAGGGTAACGGCTGCGGGTGGTACATTAACCACCACCGAAAAGAACGCAACCAATCAATTGGTACTTGATTTGAAGAGTGCAGGAACTTGGACACCGATGAAAGCCATTTATCCAATGGTCGGTGCAAGTGCTGCGGCATGTGCGCAGAATTTGAAAAGTTCAAGTTTTACGGGTACGTTTACAAGTGGTTGGACTTTTGCGAGTACAGGGGTAACGCCTAACGGAACAAGTGCGTATATGAATACGGGGTTGAATATCAGTTCAAATTTAAGTCTATCATCAGCGCATTTTAGTTTCTATTCACGAACGAATTTAATGGCATTAGTTGCCTTTGGTACTGATATGGGTGATTTAGGTGCATATAGCGCTACTTCTACTTCTAATTTGAGACTAAGAGATAATACATTAAGCGGTTCAAAGTATTTTGCAATCGGTTCTGATAATGGAGTAACTATTGCAGGAACTACAAGCGCATTAGGGTTAAACATTGGTAATCAATTTCCATCAAATACACGAAAGTATTTTCAAAATGGTTCTTTATTGGCAACTTCTACACTTACGATTACAGGAACTTTACCTAATAACAATGTAACTCTTGGTATGGGTCAATCAAATACTTACGGAACAAATCAATGTGCATTCGCCTCCATCGGTGACGGCTTAACCGACACACAAGCATCAAACTTTTACACCGCAGTACAAGCGTTTCAAACAACTTTAAGCCGTCAAGTATGATAGGATACATCTTAACCGAATCAGAATACGCCCAAGTGCAAGGGCAGTATTACACCGAATACCAATTTTTTAATTGCGTAGCGGACATCAATGGTGTTTGGTTTTTGTTTCTCTCTACTGAGGACAAAGCCGAGATATTAGGTACTGCATACGATTGGATTCTTGACCTACCCGAATCCGAGTATGTTCCACCAGTTCCACCACCATTCCCACCTAAATAATGAAACACCTTCATAATGATACAACGGCAGCCATTGCAACTGCTATCTCAGGCAGTTCGGCAGTTCTGCATTTTGCGAATACTTGGCAACCTTTGTTTGCACTTGTTTTGGCTCTTGTTGGTATTGTTTCGGGTTTGTTTGCGATTCGTTACTACGCTAAGAAAATTGATGCGATAGATGGCAAAGGCAAATAACATCAGCACCTTCAGAGCAAAGCCAAAGAATAAGCTCCGCAGACATACCAAACACCAAAATAAACACAAGTCGTGCAAACCAAAAAGAGGACAAGGTTAAAAGGTTATTTTGAACCGACACCGAAACGATTCCGAGTGCTTGGTGATTCCATTGCCGCAGCATCGTTGTTTGTTGCTGGTTTGAACCTTGACAATCCAAAGTTGATGTTGATCATCGGCATTGCTGGTGGAATTGGAAAGTTCATCACAAACTTCTTCACCGATGAAACAAGTTAAATTCAACGGATTCTATCAAGAGGAATGTCCAAAGTCACAAGTTTACTTGCATCATACTGCTGGTAGTGGTGACGGAGTTGCAACATTTCAATTTTGGGATGCTGATCCAGTAAACATCGCAACCTGCGTTGCGATAAGTCGCACGGGTGAAATCGTGCAAGGGTTTTCGTCTAAACATTGGGCGTATCACTTAGGACTAAAAACATCACACTTCAAAGGAGTACCATTCACCAAACTTGACAAGACATCTATCGGAATTGAGATTTGTAATTGGGGATACTTGGTAGAGAAGAACGGCAAGTTCATCAATTATGTAGGCAAAGAAGTCAAAGATGTTTGCAAACTTGACAAACCATTCAAGGGATACACCTATTTTGAGAACTACACAAAAGAACAAATTACATCAGTCAAAGAATTGTTGTTGTTGTGGCGTGACAAATACGGCATTGACTTGACTTATCACGAGGACATTTGGTCGGTGACAAAAAGAGCTTTGTCAAACAAGAACGGAGTGTTCACTCACAACTCAGTTCGTGCAGATAAAATTGATGTTTATCCCCACCCCGATTTGATTAGTATGTTGCAATCGTTGTAAGTTGCTATTTACTTTCAATGATCTTCCAAAGAATCAATTTTCACGACAATGTCCTTCCAGTTTTCAAGGAAAACAAGGCGAAAGGATATGTGACTTTTGGTGCTGACAATTTATATCCCGATTTTTTAATTGAGTTATTCAATAAGTCACCCAAGCACAATGCCATCGTTTCTTCCAAAGCATCGTATGTTGCTGGTGTTGGAACAAAGGTAATCGGACAAAACACCGTTGACATCGCAAAAGCCGAAGCAAAGATTCAAGCGATTAACGCCTACGAAACACTTAACCAAGTTAAGAACAAGATTGCTTATGACCTTGAGTTGTTCAATGGTTATTGCTTGGAGATAATTTGGAACAAAGCAAAGACGGCAATTGCTGAAATTTACCACATCCCTTTCAAGAATATCCGCAAAGGACTTGAAGGTGAGTATGTGTATTGTGAGGATTGGACTGACCGAAAGGCAGAGCAAGTTCACTATCAACCGTTCAATGCAACGACAAGAGAATCAAAGTCACTTTATTATTGCCAATTTTACCGACCGGGACAAGGTGAATATCCTTTACCTGATTACATCGGTGCGTTGAAATATATTGAGGTTGACACCGAGATTTCAAATTACTATTTGAACTCAATCAAAAACGGATTCACGGCACAAACTCACATCCAGTTATTCAAGGGAATCCCAACACCTGAAGAAGCTCGTGCAACTGCAAGACGATTCAAAGAGAATTATCAAGGCACGGACAATGCCGGTGGACTTATCATCCAATACAACGACCCACAAGAGAAAGAGTCCATCATCAGCAACTTGCAACCATCGGACTTTGACAAGCAATTTGATTTGCTAAATAAGACCGTACAACAAGAGATATTTGTTGCACACAAGGTAAACTCTCCGATGTTGTTTGGAGTGCGTGTAGAGGGTCAATTGGGTGGTCGTAGCGAGATGATTGAAGCATATGAGATGTTCCAACAGTCATACATCGAACCAAGACAACAAAAGATTGATGATACTTTGACTTACTTGTTTGAGTTCATTTCTCCAGTTCGCTTAGAAACAATTAATAAACCACCAATCGGAGTTGATTATGTTGCCTTGTTTACTGCTGGACTTTTAACGCAGAACGAAGCACGGAAGGAATTGGGATTTGAAGAGATTGAAAAAGCACCCGTTGCAATGTCATCGCAAAATCCTTTTGGATGGGATGATGAGCGTGACTTGGCGGTGTTTATGAAATACGGTGAATCTGCTGACAACTTTGAACCGATGAAGTTTGACTTCGCATCTGCGATTGAATCAGCCATCTTGAATGTGCTGAAGGAAAACAAAGGTTTGCAAGTTGGCGATATTGTAAACATCACCAAACTTGATCCACAAGTCGTGGTTGATACCATTGCAAAATTGAACGATGCCAAGTTAATCAAAGGGTACAATCAAGGTCTTGAGGTAACATCAAAGGGATTGGATGAAATCAGTCAGTTACAAACCGAGATTGTTGTCCGTTACAAGTATGCACTTGCACCAGGAATATCAGGCGGATTGGTGATTCCAACAACTCGTGATTTCTGCCGTCAAGTTGCACAAAGCAATCGTGTGTATTCTCGTGCGGATATTGATGCGATGTCGGCTCAGAGTGAGACCGGAATTGATGTTTGGTCGAGGCGTGGCGGTTGGTATCACGATCCAGTGAGAGATGTCAATGTTCCGCAATGCCGTCATATTTGGCAACAACAATTATTAAGGAGAATCAAGAAATGACAAACTTTGTATATTTCATATCAACAACCTATTTGAAGGACAATACACCTTTGAATGAGAATGTAGATGACAAGTTGCTTAAGTCAGCAATCAAAGAAGCTCAGGAAATCTACATCCGTGATGTGATTGGTTCGGGTATTTACAACCAGTTGCAGACACAAGCGTTTGCATCAACATTGACCGCTTTGAACACAACACTTTTGGATTCATACATTGCACCTTGTTTGAAGTATTATACTTTGACCGAAGCGATGTTGCCAATGACATTCAAGTTGATGAATAAATCGGTTGCATCTCGTGAATCTGACAATGCTCGTGCCGTATCCGTTGAAGAGATGACATTGATTGAAGGCAGATATCGTGACAAAGCGGAATACTATGCAAATAGGTTGCGTGATTACTTGCGTACCAACACGAATGATTATCCGTTGTTCTTAAATCCCGGCAACACGATTGACACCATCAGACCGAAATCAACTGCATTCAGCGGAGGCATTTATTTACCAACAAGATATGACGATTGTTTCTTCAACTACGACTTCCCCCACGAGGACAAATAAGTGGCAAAAAAACAACGAAGCCAAACTTCTCAAATTCCTAAAAAATGACATTAAACCAAATAATCAAAAAGATTCAGACCGCATCGGAAAGCCATAAAATGGTCGGTCACTTTGGTGTTGGTCAGCAATCCAATTTGACGGTTGAGAATGTCGAGTATTATCCATTGGTGTGGTTGTATCCAGATGGCTTCAATTTGCAGTCAACTGGAAAGTTGATGACCTACAACTTTGCATTGATTGTGATGGATCGTGTGTTTGAATCTGAGAGCAACACAATTGAGGTTCTTTCGGATACTGCACAAATTATGGCAGACATATTTGCATTGGTCGACAACAACAACCAAGCCGATGGTGACTTTCAATTGAGCATCAACGGAAATGCGACTCCATTCTATGATTCAAAAACTGATATACTGGCTGGATATGCAATCAACTTCCAAGTTCTCACTCCTTATCTCACTAATAGTTGCGTTGTACCTGTGTAGTGTGATTTGGGCGATGTTCAATTTTGACGAACATCCAAAGCCAAAAACACTATTGAAGGTAGAAATGCACGAAAGAATTGTGGAAAGGGAGAAAATCAAACGAAGCGTTCTAATCAAATATCTCAATCACTTGGATACAATTTACCTTGATACCTTCCAAAGTTCGTCAGAAGGTCTGAAACAAGCAATTGAGATGCATCGTACACTTGACACAACTCTATGAAGAAAAACAATGTTCTCAAAATTGACAAGCCGTTTGAAGAAACGAAGGTTCTATTGATTTCAGATTTGCATTGGGACAATCCAAAGTGTGACCGGGTAACTCTTAAACGACATCTTGACTTGGCACTCGCTGGGAACAATGACATCCTAATCAACGGGGATTTGTTTTGTTTGATGCAAGGTGCGTATGATCCACGAAAGAGCAAGTCGGACATCCGACCTGAACACAATGTTGCAAACTACTTTGATGCCATTATTGAAACTGCGGTTGAATGGTTCACTCCCTATGCTCACAACATTAAGCTCATCGGATATGGCAACCACGAAACTAACATTCTCAAACGGCAAGAAACCGACATCATTGAACGCTTTGTTACTTTGCTAAACTACAAAACGGGAAGTGATATTCAGGTCGGTGGGTATGGTGGATGGATTCGGTATACCTTTGAACAATACGGCAAAAGTTGTATGTATACAATGAAGTATATGCACGGATTCGGTGGTGGTGGTGCGGTCACTCGTGGAACAATACAACACAATCGAATGAGTGTAAATGTAGAAAATGCTGATGCCATTTGGATGGGTCACGTCCACGAGGACTATGAGCTTACATACACTGTTGAAACCTTGTCAATCAAGGGAACTGTCTATTTGCGTGACATCTTGATGATTCGTACATCGGCATATAAAGAAGAATACGGAGATGGTTCAAAGGGATGGCACATTGAAAGAGGTGCATCACCAAAGCCAATCGGAGGTCGTTGGTTAGTGATGAATCCAGTTCGTGAAGGTGACCATCGCAAGGTTATTGCTTACACCCACAAAACAATCTAAAGGTTAAAAAAACGCAAACGAATATGCTCTTAAAGGTTCAAATAGTACACGAGCAAAAGAACGACAATTGGATGGGTTTGGTCGAAGGCGAATCAGACATCGTTGAAATTGTTGAAGATGGTGCGATTGATTCTGCACAAATTGTTGGGGTGAGTGCTTACCACGAGTATTGCATCGTTTATATGCTCGGTGGTCATTCGTTTATACTGGAAGAAGAATATGATATATTTGTAAAGAGATGGATGCAGTCAACCCAAAACACTATAAACAAGGATTAATTGAGTGCATTGATGCGATTGAATCAGCAACCACCAATAAAAAAGGAATCATCGCAGTTTGCACCGGGAACATAATCAAATACATTTGGAGGTGCGAGGATAAAAATGGACTTGAAGATTTGTACAAAGCGAAGTGGTATCTTGACAAGCTCATTGAAACCAAAGAAAAACAATCGCCAAAAAGTGCTACTTTGTAGAATGTGGTTCTTGTTGTTTCTCATTCCTTTGACCAGCAATGGACAAGTATTGATTGATACTTGTGTAATCCAAGAAGCAAACCACTATTTGGTCAAGGGTGCGATTGCGAGAAGGCAAGTCACAATTCTTCGCAAAATTGTGACATCTGATTCCGTCATCATTGACCAGCAAGATTCCATCATCGGTAAGCAAAAAACAAACATCGGATACTTGAAGGATGACAACAATGCCCTTGTCAAGCAAAATAAAGCCATCTCACGCACTTTAATCAGTTACAAGATGCTGAGTGTAGTCCTAACCATTTTAAGCGTTGTGATGTGGCTCAAATAGATTTATCCAAATTGCCTGATGCACTTGATACTTATTTAGGTGATGCATCTCAAGGTTCACTCCTTCAGCAAATCATCGTTGAATGGTGGAACAAGAAGGTCATTCCTCCGATTTGGGCGAATCTCGATGCCAATGGAACAAACGCATCATCCAAACTCCGACAATCTTTTGCACCTGGTACTATCACCAAGTCACCCACATCAATCAACACCATTCTTGTGGCTGAGGATTATTGGGAGTTCATAGAATACGGAAGAAAGCCAACACGAGGAGGACATATTGAAGGCACTCCGTACTTGTGGCAATCGTTAAAAGAGTGGATAAGACAAAAAGGTTTGAAACCAACCGAAGGTCAAACATACGATTCACTTGCCAAAGCCATCGCCAAGAAGATTCACCGAAGCGGAACGAAGGCACAACCATTCTTGGAAAAGGCATTCACGGAATCCATTCAGATGGAATTGGTCAACGAGTTAAACGCTCGTTTCGGAGATTTGATATTCTCTGAAGACATAAAAATATAATTAAAAGTAAATTTTATTTGCATTATTGATTTGTTTATTTTACTTTTGTGTCGTTATGGATTACGCAAAAGCAATTGAAACAATCAAACTGAAACGAAGACAAGGTCTTTTTCAGATTGTCGCACGGAAGACCGGAGTGTCACTTCCAACTGTCAGAAAGTATTTAGTTGAGGGAAACATTGTTTCTCCAAAAGCAAAAGCCGTCATTGATATTGCATTGAGGGAGGTGTCAAATGATTGAGTTAGCAATCAATGGATGGATTCTGACTGTGAAAGGTCGCATCTGCGAAGAGAAGTATGTCTACACAATTGAGGCAGTTGACAATTGGCTGATTGCAAACCACATTGAAGAACTTGGCGATTATCTCAATTCAACCACCAGCGGATTTGGTGATTGTTGTATCAAAGAATTTGACGGCATCAACTCGGAAGCATTCTTCAATGCTGAACCAACTAAATTTCAGGTTCTATTTATGATAGGACAAAGAACTAACTTTTTCTAAAAACAAAACTCTATGAATAAAAGCGAATCAATCAAGAACATTGCCGGTGCATTGGTAAAATTCCAAGCATCGGTGAGCAAGGTCGGAAAGGAATCAAGCAATCCTTTCTTCAAATCCAAGTATGCAAGTTTAGCGAACATACTGGACACCATTCAAAAGCCATTAAGCGAATGCAATTTGGCAATCAGTCAATTTCCTAATGGGGTGGAACTGACCACTTTAATCGTTCACGCTGAATCAGGTGAATGGATGGAATCATCCTATGTGATGCCGGTTGCAAAACAAAACGATCCACAAGCAATGGGAAGTGCAATCACCTATGCTCGGAGATATGCACTCGGTTCAATCCTAAACTTAAACATTGACGATGATGACGATGGTGAGAAAGCAATGGGAAGGCAGTCAACACCAAAGCGTGATGAACTCAATCCAAAGCACCCAAGTTGGGCAAAAGCCGTTGAGCATTTGAAGACGGGTGGATTGATGACTGACATCACCACGAAGTTTGAAGTGAGCGAGGTAAATCAGAAACTTTTAATTGGTGAGAAATGAAACTTCAACTTCCAACAATTCACACTAATTTGACCGAAGACGATTGGCATCAATTGAGAAGCTCTCGTTTCACGGCATCTGAAATTCACAAACTGATGGGTACTCCGAAAAACAAATCGGAGTATCTCTCAGAAACTGCAAAGACATTTATCTTTGAGAAGGCAGCGGAATACTTAACCGGTCAAAAAGCGGAGATGTATGGTCGGGCTTTGGATTGGGGCAAGGAACACGAGAAAGAAGCGTTCCAATACTTTGCCCAAGATTCAGAAGAATTTTACACTTACTATGGTGCAGAAACATACACCTTCATCACTTATGGCGAATGGGGTGGATATTCACCTGATGCACTTGGCACACACCTGGTTGAAATCAAATGTCCGTTCAATAGCGGAAACCATTTGCAGAACTCATTCATCACCAACAACGAGCAATTCAAATCAAAACGACCGGAATACTATTGGCAAGTCCAAATGGGTATGGTTGCAACGGAGATGACTGAAGCGTTGTTCTTGTCGTACGATCCACGAATGCCCATTGGCAAGAAGCTCACGCAAACCTTAATCACTTTGGAGGAGGACATCCAAGAAATCATTGACGAGAAGTTGGCATCGGCTGGAGAACTATTTATGTCAATCACTAAATAAATCGTTCATTCACCAACTCTACTATAAAATAAATTTGTTATTATGAAAGTTAATTTGTTATTTTGATTTATGGATTTGATATTCTTAATCGTAATCACACCCATCACCATTGCGGTGATGTTCGTGTACTGGAAGTTGAAACAATACTTCAATGACTTTGACAAGTTGCCTGAGGCATCACCGTATGAATTTGAAAGGGACAACTACATCCCCGAATTTGATACCTACACGAAGGCAATCTACAAACACAAATTTTACAAAGGAAAAAGCAAATGATAAACAATAAACAACAAACTGCAATGACAAACAGAGAAGAAAATTTGCAAAACCCATTTTTTGCACCAAAGGAAAAATATGATGATACTTTTATTAGTGGGTATAGTAACGCAATTAGACATATAAGAGAAGCAATTGGACACATACAATCTCAAAACGACACAGAAGAATTGAGTGAGTTATTTATGTATTCCAAATTATTAATTGAAAAGTTAAAAGAAAAATTTTCCAACGATGACAAACACTAAACAACAAAGCAAATGATACAAAATTACTTAATCATCGGAATGGCAATCTTATTTGTCGTTGTCCTTCTCCAGTTGCACAAAACAACCGAGAGAGAAGATGAGCTACTTGAAACCATCTCAAACAAGAATCGTTTGATTTGGGATTATGAAACTGAACTACTCGAGATCAGGTCAAAGATTGCGGAAGCAAATGACCGTGCAAAAACTTGGGAACTACAAGCAAACTTTCTAAAAGAACTAAACGATGACAAACCTAAAAGCACTCGTGGTAAGAGCATCAATAAATAACATCATCAAGTGGCGGGTGTACTTCGCTGGAGAGTTACTCGCAACCTTTGAGAACGAAACGGATGCCATCTATTATGCCAACTTTATAGACCGACAATGAGCGAACGATATGCGTTGATTTGGGCGATTGCCATCCTTCGTGACGACTACCAATATACTTGGTTGACAATCTCACGGAAGATGGGATATTCTATGACAAAGGTCATCCATTTGTACAACCAAGCGAAGCCACATTACAATTTGGAACAACTGAAGTAATTCGCTATATTTGTAAGAGTAAACGGGAGTATTGCGGATTCCCATCGTTACAAGATTTTTGCCTTATTAGAATGATCGCACCGCAATTGCATCATTTTGATAGGGCTTTTTTTATGAAAAAAAAATGGAAACACAACAAGAAATATGGAAGGCGATTGCTGATAGCAATGGCATCTACTACATCTCCAGTCACGGGCAAGTCAAGAGTTTGAAGTATGGTATGGAGCGTATTTTGAAACCAAAATTGGGAGGTATTGGATTAAAATACGAATATGTTGGATTATATATTGATGGCAAAATTCATCAAGTTGCAATTCACCGATTAGTTGCTTTGGCTTTTGTAGATAATCCCGACAACAAGCCACAGGTGAATCATATTGACGGAAATAAATTAAATAATACCGTTATTAATCTTGAATGGTCAACCGCTAAAGAGAATATAAAACACGGTTGGTCAACGGGATTAAATGAAGCAAGGAGATTGTTACAATCAAAGCCAGTAATTGACAATGTAACAGGTAAAAAATATAACTCATTAAAATTAGCGTGTCAAGATATCAACGAACCATATAGTCGTCATCAAAAGAGACATATGCATTCATCACCACTTCAAAGATTCTTTTACTTATGAGTGGTTGGATTAAATTACACCGAAGCATCAAAGACCATTGGTTGTATACTGAAGATCGTGTGTTCAGTAAATTTGAAGCGTGGAATGATATTCTACTTTCGGTAAACTTTGCTGATGCGAAACAAATAATCAAAGGCAAGATATACAACATCAAACGGGGTGAAAGCACAATGTCATTAGAGACCTGGGCGAAGAGATGGAATTGGGATAAAAGCAAGGTTAGGCGTTTTTTGACTTTGTTACAAAGTGATGGAATGATTGTGGTGAATAGCGATAATATAACGACACACCTAAGTGTTTGTAATTATGCAAGTTACCAAGATGAGAGAAACGCAAACGAAACGCAAGTGAAACGCAAACGAAACGCAGACGAAATTCAAACGACACCAATTAAAGAAGAAGAACAAGAACAACAACAACAAGAAGGTAAGTTTGTCAAACCAACCATTCAAGAAATTGAAATCTATATGCAAGAAAAAGGAATGGAGAATCTCGCAGAGCGTTTCTACTATTTTTACGAAGCGAAAGGATGGGTGATTGGGAAAAATAAAATCAAGGATTGGAAATCGTGTGTTATGACTTGGAAGAAAAATTCTGCAAATAATGTGACATTTCCACAAGTTGTCAACCGAAAATTGTTTAACTTAGCCGATTATGACGCAAGAACTTGAAGAATACATAATCGGTCAATTACTATTCTACGACCAAACTCGTGCAATCTTGCCGAGAATCAAATCGCAATGGTTTGAAGATAACCTGAACAAACGCATTGTTGAATCAATGTTAGAGATGTACATCAACAACGATGAGATTGATGTTTTAACTTTGGGAAAGAAGTTTAGCCGTGCTGAGATGGTCACAATTGTCAAACTCACGCAGAATGTTTATGGGATTCCAAACATCAGCAGTCACCTTCCAGCACTTGAACACAAGTACCTTAAGAAACAATTTATTGAGAACATCACAAATTTGGATTTGACTTCGGACTTGAAAGAGATTCTCACAAATGTTCAGACAATGGTCGACAACACCAAGTTCACCACAATCAATGATCCCGTCACGATTACCCAAGTTACCAACAAGACCGTTGATGCAATCATTGAGGCGGTGCAAAGAGGTGATAAGCTCACGGGAAGACCAACCGGATGGGCAGGACTTGACCGTGTGTTGGGTGGATGGAACAACGGTGATTTGATTGTGATGGCTGCAAGACCGGGGCAAGGTAAAACGGCATTGGCTTTGTCGCTGATGTATGACTTCGCCAAGATTGGTGGAAAGGGATTGTTCTTGTCGCTGGAGATGAGCAACGAGCAACTTGTCAAAAGATATTTATCATTAATCACCGACCTTGCCAACTGGAAGATTCGCAATGCAAACCTTCGGGAGTTTGAAGTTCAGCAATTAATCAATTCAGCCAACAATCAGACGGTGCAATTTTACATTGATGACGATCCGAATTGCAGTATCCAACAAATCAAATCTAAAGCCAAGATTCATAAAGCAAAACACGGACTTGAACTTTTGGTGATTGATTACATCCAGTTAATCAAAGGAACAAAAACAAACCGTGAGCAAGAGATTGCAGAAATTTCCCGAAACTTAAAATTGCTTTCTAAAGAACTAAATATCACCGTGATAGTATTGGCTCAGTTGTCACGAAAATGTGAGGAGAGAGCGGATAAAAGACCTATGCTTAGCGATATCCGTGAGAGTGGAAGTATTGAGCAAGATGCGGATGTTGTGATGTTCCCATTCCGCCCGGCATACTATTCAGGTGAGAAGCTCCAGCAAGAAGAGGCGGAACTAATTATCGCAAAGAATCGTCACGGTGAATGCTACACAATCAAAACGACATTCATCGGTGAACGCACAATGTATCAAGAACGACTATGAGAAAGTATTGGACAACGGAAGAAACTGAAGAATTACAACGGTTATACCCAACAACGATGGCAAATGATTTGGCGGTGCGTTTTGGATGTACTATCAAGCAGATTTACAATAAATCAAACAACATCGGTATAAAAAAAGACATTGAGTTTTTACACCAATACTATCTTGAAAACTTCAAAGGACACCAAGCAACGCAATTCAAAAAAGGAGTGGCATCTTGGAACAAAGGCAAAAAAGGTTTGCAGATGGGTGGAGTTGAAACACAATTTAAGAAAGGACAAACACCACACAACACTAAGCCGATTGGATTCCGTTCACTTCGGGATGGATACCTGGTAGAGAAAACCGACAAAGGATTTGAGTTTGTTCACAAGCTACTTTGGAAACAACATCACGAAGAAATACCACCAGGAATGTTTGTCGTGTTCAAAGACCGCAACAAGCAGAACATTTGTATTGAAAACTTAGAGGTCATTGACCGAGTGGAACACATCCGAAGAAACCACATCCAAAATTTACCACAAGAATTGAAAGAAGTAATTCACATCAAAAAACAAATAACAAGAAAAATAAATAGCTATGGCAAGAAATAAAATGACCGACTTAAGAGATCATCTTTTTGAAGTATTAGAACGATTGAAGGATGGTGAGATTGACGTTGAAACTGCACAAACTATGGCAGATGTTTCACAAGTGATTATCAACTCAGCAAAGATTGAAGTTGACTTCATTAAGGTAACTGGATCAACATCGGATTCGGGATTCATCCAACTTGGAGAACACAATCAAAAACTACTATGAATTACTACCAGGAGATCCACTTGCTCAAACAAGAAGTCAGACGGCTCAAAGGAGTGATTACAGAACTTAATCAAAAACGAATTGACGAGGTCAAGAAACTCAAAGAAGAAATCATCAACCCAAGATGCAAGATTAACGAGATAGATGCGGAGTGGACTGAAGCGATGCGAGTGGTTGCAATTGTCTATGATGTCACACCCGATGCAATTGTGGACAAGGTTAGAACTCAAAACATTATGGATGCTCGGCACTTGTTTTGCTATTTATGTAGAAAGCATTTGAAGATGACCTATCTTTCCATCGGAAAGATTCTTCACCGTGATCATTCAACCATCATCAACTCCGTGCAAGTGTACGATTCACTAATAGAATATGACCGAACAACCAACAAACTATATGTCGAATCTCTATCCTTACTGGGTTTGCATTTGCACGAAAGGTCTAAGCTCGTCAATACATATTCTACGGTGTGAGGATGAGATGTTGCGTGTAAAGAAAAAATACGAAAAGAATGGTTATATTTGTAGTATTGAAAAGAAAATGTGAATAAAGCGGAAATCATAGAGGAACTCTCAAAAGCGGAATGGCTGACCAAAGCCACGAAGAATATCGCCAAAGGAAACGAGTTGGCACGGGAACTCTATCAATTCTACTTTCTGACAATACTGCAAAAACCTGATGAACAAATCGAGAAAATATACAACGACGGATACATCCAGTTTTGGACAATCCGTCTTTTGTACCTTTGTATCAACGGCAACCGGCATCCCTTTGGTGAATCTCGCATCTATGATCAATACGATGTCTATGACCTGCACTTGTCTGAAGAACCCGACCTTCTTTTGGAACGGGAAGAAGATGAGCGAATCGAACAAAAACGAATCAACAAAATAAAAGAGGTAACTGAAGAAGCATATTTCTATGAAAGGGAGTTATTCAAGTTATGGTGTTCGGGAATGTCAGCAAGGGCAATCAACCGCCAAACGGATATTTCAGTCAGGGAGATTCTGCGTGTAGTGAAATTAATGAAAGAAAGATGTACAACGAAATAATTGGAATTGCTTGTCTAAGCATCATCATCGTCAACTTCGGCAAACCAGCCGACCTACTAAAACGCTATCTCTACGGAAGCGACTACTCCAAATGGAAACAAATGAAACCACTTGATTGTGCTTTTTGCTTATCGTGGTGGTTGGGATTGTCGTTTTTTATATACACCTACGGATTTGTGGGTATCTTGTACGCATCCATCGCAACCGTAATCGTTGCACTCCTTGAGACAAAAATATGATAGAATTCATCCAGTCACTTCGCCCGGCTTACGAGCAGTACAAAAAGACACTCGTGTTCCAATTAACCCCTGAGCAATCCGCACAACTTCAAAATGTACATCGTGAGATATTTGGTCGCAATGTTCCTAACTGCTCAACTTGTGTGATTGAATCGGTGTTCTCACTTTTGATTTGGGCAGACCAAAAAGCATTGGAGTTGGCACAACTTGCCGATGATGAGCAGAAACCAAAACGCAAACGGAAATGACAAACAATAAACAACAAACGGCAGTGAAACTATACACAGAAGAACAAGTAAGGAAAATGCTTGAAGTTTGTATAGATAGTGATTTATACGAACACATTTTGACATTTGAGGATATTTTAAAAACTCAAACCCCTATCGAACTACCAAGTGATGAGGAGATATGGGATAAAGCAGATGAAGAGTTAAGTGGTGTAAGACATTATGCTTTTATGAGAGGTGCAAAATGGATGCGTAATAAAATACAAGGAGGCACAAATGAGAGTAATTAAAAATAGAACATTAATACTTATTTATAAGATAAGTGCAATAATGAAAATTGTATTTGCAGATAGGTTTG